TGGAGATGGCGGGAGTTGAACAACAATAATAAGTATTTGAATTTATAATAACTTTATCACCGTATAACTTGCTTGTATAACCCACGTATAACAATTAGTTTTGATTAAATATGATTAACAACAGTCTTTTTTATGTTCAATTTTGATTATAGGAGTTGAACTCATGACCTATTTATCCATATTTATCAAAATTAAAATTTTGGGCATCCACCCATTCTTTTATGTTAAACCACTTTTTTGCAATATTTTCTACCTTATTTTCATGCATTACATCATACATAAATTTACTCTTAGAAATATATCTAATGCACTTTAATCCAGTTTCATCATAAGTTTCTAACTTAACTAAGCAAGATCCGCCAAAATCAATATACACTGGACACTTTGCCTCTAGCCAAGTACTTCTAGGTTTTTTCCAATCAAATTGATAATGTCCAAATTTGGGAAGAAAAAGCTCGGTGTCGGACCATGCTTTTTGCCAAACCGTGGATGGTCGATGAGTCGAGATAAATTGAGTAGAAATCCCTTCCGCTGGGATGATTTATTAGTTATAAATCAATAAGCTCAATAATTAGATATATTTTATGCGTTTCAATAAAGACAATGTAATCAATGCATTTTGTATATTTGCAATGGTCGCAACAACATGTGTGATTCTAGTTTTAGTCCTTAAACTTTTTTTTGGTCAAAAAATTGATATTGGATTTGTAAAAGATATTTTTTCAATTGGTTCCACACTAGCTACTGCATTAATAGCAGTAGCCCTATTTAGTGATTGGAAAGAACAGCATAATAAACAAATAATTGCTAATGAAGCAAAAAATGTTTTTTTTATCTTTCATAGTCAAAGAGATATATTGCATAACTTTAAATATAAATATAAACATTTTCTAGAGCATGAAAAAATGAAAAAAATTTCTTGGTATTCTGAGGCAACTGGTTTTGAAATTGACTTCCTTGAAGTTTATAATAATGATAAGGATCAGCTTACTGCATTTTGCTATCTAACTGAAGGTCAATCAGTTTTTAATAAGATGGAAGAATATAGAAAAAAATTAGAGAAAATCACATCAATGTTATCCGAAAAAAGAGCAAAGCCTTTTAGTTCAACAACTTTTTTGGATAAAACTGATGTAAATGAGCTACTGGAATTGATACTTGAAGTTCAAGATGCAAATAAAAAAATTTTGGATGAATTACGATCTCATATTTTGTTCTAATATTGTTATAGTTAAATCCCTCAATTGAGGGATTTAATTACTTACTAAAGTACTATACGATTACTAATCCAACCATAGAAAAACTGCTCTTGGCTTGGATTGCGTTCACAAATTTCAATGTAGCGCTGGCCTTGCATGATATTTAAAACACGCAATAACACACGCTCCCCTTCTTTGCCTCGCTTAACATAGTAAGTACGTAATGCATTCAACGTTGCAGGCCCATATATCCCGTCCACCGCAATGTCTGGCCAGCCGCCTTTTCCCTGATTATTCAGTAAATTCAATGCGCGCTGTAGTAACGGTTTGGCAAATGCCACGCCACAGTTCACACCTGTATCAAGTAGTTCCTCTGCCACTGCAGATGCGATCAAATTCACCTGATCAAAGCGTGGCTCTATCCAGTAACGTTTTTTATAAACAGTAATGGCAAAATCTAGAGGTAAATCACGCATATTACCTTTGTAGCCGTTCGCTCGAGCTACAGCTTCTGTAATGCCATATTTTGTTGGTCCACCACGATCGGCTGGATTGTTGACATATCCACCTTCACGGTCAATGAGTTCTTTTAAATATTGATCAATATTCATTTTACTTTCCTGTACACGAAAAAAAGCCCACTGAGAGTGGGCACGGGATTTATTAAGGTTTATTCATCAGAGTTTTTTTTCTTGTCACTTGAGCCAAAGTAAAACCCTGCTACTGTTACGGCAATACCGAACATATTTCCCAACGCAAAGTTCAGCATGTCTTTATTCTCTGAAGGTACTTGTAAAAAAAATAAAAGAATTAAGACCAAGAATGCTGACATTACGATGATGTATGCCAAATATGCGCGTGTATTGTCATTGTTCATCTTTTTGTTCACCTACGCCTTTTGAAATTTTGAGGTTCGTGATTGCAATACGGTTGATAGAAACTTCATTGGTAAGCTTCAAAATTTCTTGTGAATTCACAAGCTGAGCAGCATTGATTTTTTGCTCGAGCAGATTTTGGTCAGAGTCTAGCCCTCGGACATAACCAACAATCAATGCCAGGAAAAACAAACCACCCCATTGAATAACGCGAATGACACCGCGTGCTTGATTTAAATCACGCTCCATGCCTTCAATTTTTTCACTGTTCTTGACGTGATAACGGTAACTCGCTTTTAACTCAGTCATGTCACTCGTAAGTGTTTTTAACTCTTTACGAATTTCATTCAACTGCTCTCGAAATGATAGATCTGTGTTTTCAGCCATTGGTTCCCCCAATTATCTGCAATAAAAAAGCACCCGTTTGGGTGCATGTTTTAGTTAAAATCAAGCTTCTAAAGTCGCCTGTGTCACTCTCGCCGAGTAGTTCCATGATGTCGGTTTCCAGACATCACGGGCTGCAACCCGAATGTAATAAGTCGTGGTTGAATCCAGATTTCCAATCGTGCAGGCATTCTCGGTACCGGTCCAACTCGCGGCCAGCGTTTCCGGATCGAAGCTGGCATTCTTACTGATCCATACCTGGTAATCTTTCAAGTCTGGTACTTCACTTGGTATCCACGTCACCGTGATTGAGTTTGATGTAGCCGATGTATAGACGTTGGCCAAGATCGGTGGCACTAGATTGCTGATATTCAGATCTGTAAATGTGCTGGTACCATTTTCTGATTTGCTCGCAACACGGATTGTATAGTTACGCTGCACTCCATCCACTTTGGCTTCTTCCATCGAATAAGTGTATTCAGCACTGGTCGTTTCAATCGTTCTAAGCAGTGTGCTTCCAGACAAGACCTGTACAATATAACCCTGTGCGCCAGCAGCAAACTGCCACTGCACCTTAAATGAACTACCCACAAATGGCGATTGTAGCGATAAGCCCTTAACACCCGAAGGACGCCCACCGTTGAGTGTATGGCTATAAGCTGTGACCTCATCAAGAGTTTGTTCTTTCTGCTGCAGGCCATTGAAGCTTGTGAATTTCAAATAGATGGTTTTATCAATCAGATTCGAATTGAATTCATGCTGAAAGATGGCTTTATCTATTCGCACAAATGATTCACCGGCATTATGCGCTAAAGCATCATCAAACCGTCCACGTAGCACGCCATCAAGCGTATACAAGCCAGATCCGTTTAAGGTTGCATCGACATAGCTGACATATTCATCACCGACTCTACAGAGCGTTGTATTCACCTGAGCATCTTCAGGCGTTCCACTGAAAATCTGACTGGATGTGTTTAGCTGCACTTGCATAGATGAGGTGCTGGCATTAATTGCAGAAATCAAAGTACCGTAACGTGCAGATCCGTAAATCGTACCGATCATTTCATATGTTGTATTGTCCAGACTCGCCCAGACATTACAGCCGCCCCAGTTACTTCCGCCTGATGCCGCTACCCATACCTGATTTTTACCATCGGTTAGATCGAGCGGCGGTTCAAAGATTACCGGTGCATTAACATTACCTGGTTCCTCATTACCTCCCTGATAGCCATTTGACGCCTGTAAGTCGTATTCAACTGCTGATCGAGAACCAACCGCTAACTCTTCTGCGGTCACAGTAAGCAATCCATCCTCATCTTCTTCAATGCGCGTGATACGCACTAGGAAGCGATCTAAACCCAAAGACTCATCTGTGAGCGTCACGATATCCATCGGCTCGAGTCGGCAGTACTTCCAGCCCAGATCAAACTCATACTCATTGCGCACGTAAAGTTTGCGCTGCAGCAATAATTGCACAGCATGTCGGGCAATCTTGGGCTCACAGAAAAAGTCGTACTTGACTGGATCCTGAGTACGTAGTCCAAACATTTCAATGTTTGCTTGGTCTTTCGCTTCGACCGTCTCGGTGTTGTACTGGTTGAAGCGATTCACGTACTCAATCTGACAGTGATTAAATGCATCCGTATCACGGCTACGCTTTACACGAACGGGCTGATCATCACCAATGAAATCATCATCTGTCAAATGATAGGCTGGTGTCAGATCCGGTGTAAACGTGACTCCATTTCCCGATACTGCAGTGTCACCATAAGATCTAATTTTTAAGCCATCCGGGCTGGGTACAATCGCACAATTTACCGCCTCAACAACTTCATTAATGATTTCATGCGCGGCACGCTGTTCTGTCAGTGCAGGGCTGATAAATAAGCCGGTTGCTGTACAGTAACGTCGAAACTCTGAGAGATCTGCCATATTCAAATTAGGTGCAGCACCATAGCGCGGGTGATTAATTAGATCTTCAACAACATCGGCCGGATTGGCATCATGAATCGTATCTGAAAACGTAATGTCGCTAATTACTTCAAAGTTATGATTCGATAATGATGCACTACCACCTAAGTCGTAATTTGCACACGCGATATAGCCCAAAAATGGGTAATGTACTGCCTGATCAGGGTGCATGGATGCCAGATAACCCCAGACCTGATTCCGCTCACCGTCGAAGAGTTCAAACCCTAGCTGATCAATTGGCTTGAGCTGTACACCGCCTTCAGTCTTGGTAACGATCTGCTCCTTATCTCGCCAGATATTGCCAATGTCGCGTATTTTGGTTTCGCACAACCCCAGCATCAACGATGCACTGTATGTATACGTAGTATTACTGGTTTTAGTTTTACCTCCCTTACCTCCCGACTTGGTAGTCGTGGTATGCGCAGTCGATGAGAAATCGCCATACCAGAACATATTTGCAGCCAACCGGTTTTTGCCATAGACCAGTGGCTGGCATAGTCCGTATGCAGATTGCTGAACACGCATAGAGTTGATGCGGTTGTCTGATGTACTGATTGTTGTACTGCCAAAGATTCCACCCATTATTTTTTCAGCCTCTTCATACGAAAAAACCCAGCGATTCGCCGGGCTAAACTTCCTTTGGTACCATCTTGAAGAATGACTCCCAGATGGATATATGAATGAATGATTGTTGGCCATTCAACGACAATTGCGCCATGGCTGACACATTTGCCAATTTTATAAAGCACAATATCTCCCGGCTCTGGTGGCCCGTCCACTTCAAAGCAGACACTCCGTATGTGCTCAAGATATCGCTCACCCATCTGATGCATGTGCCAATCTGGTGGATACGGACGTGGATCTAAATGGTCCATGAGTCCTACTTTTTCATAGACCTCACAGATCAGCGTACCGCAATCCACACCAACTCCTTTGACGCGCCCTTGATGGTGGTATGGAGTGCCGAGCCAAGAAAAAGCTTCGTCAAGAATAGATTTTTGATGATCAATCAATTAGATTACCTCTAAAATTTAAATTGGATTAGAAAAATGCCTAACGGCTTTCGTAACGATATAAATGGATTGCGAGCTAAACTGTCTGATTTTTTCTGTAATGATAAATACTGTCACTTCACACTAGATAATCAACCTCTATTAAGAGATGCTGATCATATGACATACTCAAAATCTAAAAAGCTAGCACCTTTTTTTAGAACTATATTTGAATAAAGTATATTTTACTTTTTAAGGGGAATTAACATGCAAAGAAATATATCAATCGATATATTAAAGCTCATATTAGCTATATTTGTCGTTTTACTACATTGTGCTTTTTTAAAAGATTTTTCAAAAGAAATTAGCTTTATTCTAATTGAAGGATTATTTAGAATTGCTGTACCTATATTCTTAATTGTAACAGGCTATTACTTTTATTCAATAAAAAACTTAATCGAATTTAAGCGGTGGTTTAAAAGAATAATTATTCTTTTTTTGTTATGGAATTTATTTTATCTACCTTTCTGGTATAAATTACAACCCGTCTTATTCTATGCGATCAATGGTTTTTATGTTTTATGGTATCTATCTAATACAGCATTAGCAGGCTTTTTACTTTATCTGTGTAAAGATTTTTCTACAAATCTTATTTTAAAATTATCTTTAATTCTATACTTCTTTGGATGGTTATTGCAGGAATTAGGAAACTTACATATTACTCCTTTTTACATAGATTCAATCCTAAATACTACGGCAGTACATAGAAATTTTTTATTTGTATGCTTCCCTTTTCTAGCAATTGGATATCTAATCAATAAAACTTCATTTAGTCTTAAGATTAAATTTCCATTTTTATTAGCATCTATACTACTAATAATTTTTGAAGCTTATATTAATTTCAGTTTTGTTAGTAAATATGATGCTCTCGACCAACCGATAACTGCAATTATTGTAGCTCCTATCGTTTTTTTGTATTTCTTAAATTTAAAGATATTAGGAAAAAGCAAACAAATAGCAAACTTTTCAACAGCAATTTACTTAATCCACCCTTTATTTATAGGATTAATTGGTTATAAATTTATTGATCAGCAGACTTTATTATCCTTTATTGTTTTAATATCTTCTATAATATCTAGTGTATTTATTGTGCTAATAAATCGAAAAATGAAGTTTATTTTATAAATCAAGCCCTGTGAACCTAAGTCCACAGGGCTTGTTCAATTAAAAATAGATACCGACTATGTTCAGTCGATCACGTGCGCGTAAAGCTAAGCTTTTAATTTCAGCAGCGCTTAATGCTTTATCGAAGATAATAAATTCATGCGTTATTGCAGTTGCAGCATCTGCACCGAACGCAAACCCAACATTCCCTACACCTATCGGCAAATTCGCGGCTGTGTACGCGCCAGTATAAGTGTTTGTTTGCGCTAACTCATACGCATTTTGCAGAAAGTAAGAATTGATTGTTTTTGAAGTCTTATTGACACTTATGCATGAAAAGAATGCACTTGTTGTATTGGGTAAAACTGGTGCTGTTGGGGAAACGAGCGGAGATACTCCGCGAACTTGAAATACTGGCTGTACAGCTCCATTCAACAGTATAGAGACAGAGGAACCCAGCAAAATTGAGTTTTGCGTATTATTTCGCTTTTGCACACACGCAATTGTATAGTCATTGCTCGCAGCATCAAGAAACGTTGAAAGCAATCCATTGTTTTGCGAACCCGCTAATGTTACACCGAGAGAGCTATAAACTGGTGCAACAGTCCCCGCTTGAGCCGTCAAAGTTTTATTGTTAATAATACCGACAAGTGGGGTGTCATTTTCAACAAATACCCAATGGTCGAATGAATCTAACTCACCAGAAGGATACAATGCTTTGACGTTCGTTAGACGTGGAGTTGATTTTTTGGTTTTAAAAGTTTCTGCTTTGAAGAATAATTGAGCCATGCTTAGATACCTTTATCGTATACTGCGTTAAGTTCGAAATGTGGACAGATGTGATAGAGCGGTTTTGTGACCCCTTGAATAACAACTGTTTCACTTGTTGAGTCGCGTAGATTGCCGCTCGCGCCGCTACCCATTGTTAAACCTGTTCCCATGTAATCTAGTGCGTAACGCACGGCAACATTACCAGTCAAAACTTTGTTCACTGTTATTTTCACAGTGCTTCCAATAACTTCGATTTGAGAGATGGGTACCGCTGCTGAATCCTCTAAAATCTTAAAACCGTGATCTGTTGTTGCTGCCAACGTTGTTGTGTCCAAAACAAGCGGTAGTGTCGGCACATCAAAATTAATAGTGATAACGCTGCCGTTGATATACGCGATCTTAGGGTTTAAGAAATCTGGTTTACGATTATCAACGACACGTTGCTTATAAGCCCGACCAAAATACGCACCTAACCACTTATATCCAACCCCTGTTAAATGAACGCCATCGTCATAAGGCATGTGATACATCGGTGTTGAAAGCGAAAACTTGTCATTTTCTTGAACAAGATGTAGCTGTGCTAAAGCGACGTCTTTCCATGTCCGCGTATACGATGAAAGCTGATAGGTTATAAATAAAACTTCATCATCTTGCCCTGTGATAGCCTTTACCGATTCAGTTACATCAACTTGCAATTGAGCAAACTTAGTCTTGTAAGTCGAGTAAGGTGTGACAGTGCTGCTATGCGCATCAGTTTCACCCCCGGCCCAACATAACGCTTGCATTTTATAATCACTACCCACCAGATTTCTTGCAGATGTCACGTGATCTACAACTTTGTCAAAACCCATAGCCCCCTTGGTCAGTAGTGATATTGGAGCGCCACCGATTCCTGCTGTCGAAGAAAAAATAACGTGCTTGTTGGGCTGAATTTGATTGTTTAGTAACATTGATCGACTTGCATAGTTTGCAGTGCTTGAGCATGGTGTTTCGTTTGTCATTTCAATGAGTGGAACAGTTGAAGCAGCACTTCCGTTTTTAAGCGGCCCATTATTGAATGTTAGGTTTTGATAGGGTTGGGTTAAACTAATCGGCACAGCATAAGAGCCAATAGTCAATGATTGACCGTAAAACAAGATATGATTTACAGCAGCAATCTTTCTAACGCTGCCGCCAGTTACTGATGTTTCTAGACCTGCAAGAATCGGCTTATCATTTACTGTGTCGTAACCAATCAAGATTCTATTTGCTGCATCTGTTAATACCGCAATGTTCGATGGATCAGTAGATGAGTTGATTCTAGGATATGTTCCAGTGATGATAGAACCAACGCCAACCAAAACAGGACGTTCATTAACTGGGTTATAACCGATCAAAACCTTGTTATCCGCATCTACAAGTACAGGAATAATCGAAGCGTCTGTAGTTGAATAAAGATCAAGCTTGTCAAATTTTGTTGCGATATTAGTATTTAGTGCATTCACGCTAGTTTTAGTATTTGCGTTTGCAGAGGCGACTGCCGCTGCTTGTGCTGCATCTGCTTTTGTCGATGCATCAGCTTTGGCCAAAGATAATGCATCATAAGGGCTTTTTGTCAGATTAGTCGCAGAACTGCTCGCTTTGTAGTAGTCACCTCCATCTGTTACACTCAATACAGAAACTTTTGAATTGAGTTGAATATTCGCAATATCCGCATTTGCAGCAGCCAATGTCGGATAAGTTTTGATAGCTCCGTTTTGAAAAGAAGATAAAGCAGTATCAACATATGTTTTATCCGCTTTAGGTGTTACTGCTGCATTCAATTCAGCTTTGGTCGCACCTTCAAGATTTAAGTAGCTTAATAATTTTTCTAGCGCAGTTTTAAAGCCTGCCTGAGTCACGCTGTTACCGATAAACTCTAAAATATTTGGTAAAGGCATTTTCTTACCCCATAAAAAAACCCAGCTAAATGGCTGGGTATGGATTAATAAAAAACGGAATTAAACAGATGTTTCCGGAATTGGAATAAACGGCGCACCACGAAAACGGGAAAAGTTGTTAAAGCGGTTTTGGCAGGTTTCCAGACGCTTGTCACATCCTGGATAAACTTTGATTCTCTGCCCCACTTCTGGATCTTCAAGTAATGGCAATGTGAGCAGTAATACATCAAGCTCATGCAAACGGATGGTTCGTTTAAGGCCTTTATTACCACCTTCTAAAAACTCGATCACGCCCTGGGTAAACCATCCTTGAGGCTGATTGATATCACACAAGATTCGTGATGCTGTACTGCCTGTTGCGATCGTAGTCTCAAATGCATAATTAGCACGATTCAAACCACACGCGTGATCAAACAGTGTGTTGCTGCAGCTTGGCTGGTATAGGTTACGTGGCATCTGCACGTTTAGTTCATCCAGATCTGATGCAACACTGGCTTGTATCGTATTGCGATCAAACTCAGGTTCAATAATCCGGCCTTCAAACAACTTGATTGTTCCCGCACTGGTATCCGTAGGTGTGGATGCATCCATAAAAATACGTTCAAGCTTGAAACGTGCACCATCCATTTGTCCATTATGAAAAGCCTGGACAATACGCAAACTTTCAAAAGTTTCTTCATCAGTAACGTCAATGGTTACAGACAGATTATCCACTTCCACGCCCAATGATAATGTAATGCCGTCTCGGCTAATGATAGGGCCATCTGAGCGATAAAGTTTACCCCCAACAATGAGATCAAAATCATAATTGGTGTATCGATATACGTCGTTTTGAACGGTAGTGATTGTATATAGATCTGCCATGATGAACTGATTGGCATCTAACAATGCAATGAGTTTTTCCGAAGCTGCTCTCATACTTTATTCCCCAGTGAGCCGATCATCTCAACTTTTCCAGCTTTCCAGAGCTTGCTCATGAAATTGGTGTACTGCTGTTCATCATCTGCAAATCGGCAACGATAATAATAAGTACCAGTGACGGTTACAGACTCACCCGCGGCCAATGGAATAGGCATCTGCAGCAAACCATTTGTAGTAATACCGAATTGAAGCAACCACATTTGATCATCAGGATCTGACCACATCGGCTGTGATGCAACTTCATCCCACATCAACGGATCTTCACTTTGTTCAGCCTGGGTATGCTGTAATGGGATCTGACTGGTATACATCTGCTTATAAAGCTGGAATAAGGTTTGAACACCATCCCCAATGAATGTGCACTGAAATTCATTGTCCTCGGGCATCTTGAAAAGGAATGAATCAAACGAACCACGACGATCAAGAAAAAAACCCTCAAGCTTCTGCAGCTCTTTACGCCCTTTGCTTTCGCGAAGGAAAGCAAAGGACATGCTGATTTGATACTTGGGCACTGCCTGATAACTGGCCCGTAGCTCGCGTCCGTTTACGGACTGCATGATCTTGGTATTGAACATCGGGGTTTTAGTGAGATCCCACTCTAAACCCGGCAGTTCAGGAAACAATACGTCTGACATGAATCCTCCTTATTTACCAAAATTACGGCTATAACCTTTCAAGCTGTTTGCTACAGCCTTACCGTTTTTCTTCAGCCATCGATCAGCGCCTTTGGTGTCTACAAATCCTAGACTAAGGTGATAAGTATCACCGCCCCCAGATGCAGCAGGATCAGCAAAACCACCATTGGCCATAGATTTACCTAAGGCACGAATGGTATTGGCATGCTGTTTCGGCAATACCATTTCTTCTTCGTGCAATTGCGTCATAGGGTTTACACCGGCAGGAATGTCGTAACCGCCACGGGCAGAGGCCACCTTGCCCACAAGTGCAGCAACGCCCGCAAACGCAGCAACACCTAAAGCAATGTTTACAGGGAATGGAATGGACGCCATGGTCTTGGCCATAGCCTCCCATGCCGACATCATGATCGATTTAATCGTCTCCATGATTTTCAAACCAATACGCGCAAAGACGCCGACACTGGTCGCAGCAGTCTTGGCTCCTTCACCAGCCACAACAGCACCGGTCTGGGCAGCTTGGCCAGCAACTTCGGCAGCCGTCTCAGTCTGGATAAAACCCATTTTAATGGCCATTCTTCTGGATAGACCAATCATGTACTCGCGTAACGGCTCAGTTACCATTTTCTGAATAAAGAAACCCGCCATCTCAGTCATGATTGCATTGCTTGCGTTTCGCCAGGTCAAAGTACCATTCATCATCGACTGAATGCCTTTGTCCCATAGGCTTGAAATACGATCAGTAAGGCCGCCAAACTTTTTCTCGAAGTCTTTCATCTGGGCTTCAGACATGAGATTAAACGATTGCGTGTTGGCAATCTTCTGATCAGTATCCAGATTTGCAATATCATTGGTGACCCGGCTCTGATTGCCACCTTTACCAGAGATCGAGGAGTACTGCTCCTCAAGTTTTAAACGCTCTTCCAGACCATTGCGCTTGATTGCCCGAAGCTGATCCTCAAGTTGCTTCTCCATCTGAACCTTTTGAGCGTTCGAGATTTTATTTGCATCTAAAAGTGCCTGAATCCGGGCTTTTTCAATATCAAAGATGCGCTGCGCCTGTTCAATTGTGTTTGCAATTTCCTGCTCACGGATCTCTTTAATTTTCTCGAACTGTTCTGTACGCAAAGCCTTGATCTTGTCGCTGGCCACTTTCTCAGCCTTGATTCTTAGCTGTGCTTTTTCAGCATCGGAAATTTTGGCCTTCTCGATATCATCCAAGGCTTTTTTCAGATCTAGCTGGATTTTTTCCTCTTCAGTAGCATACTTGTAGCGGATATCCGCGATTGCCTTGGCTTCCCGCTCAGCCTCACGTTCTGCATCCGATTTGCCTTTCTTGGGTTTTTTCTCCTTTTCATCTTTTTTACCAGTGCCTATGCCGCGATTTGGATTGAAAGTTGGTGATTTTGCGGGCTTTGAGATTTCCTCAGTGGCATTTGGATCTTTAAGAAAAAGTAACTGAAACTTTTTCCCACCATTATTTGCAGAATTTGAAATATTCTGTCCAGCCTGAGCCAAAGAACTACCAACAGTTAATGCAGAGTTGGTATATGCGGTTTTTATGTCTTTGGCACGACTTATCATTTTGTTGGTGTACTGATCTGTGATCGATCCAATCTTTGCTAGACTGCTTTCATAATTTGCAGAAGCGCCAGAGAAATCGAAACTCAAAATGCTCTTAACCACACTCCCAAATGTCTGAAACTTAATGCTTAGAACATCAAGACCATACTGAATGGTATCTCTAAAACCACCGAAGGCATTCAATGCAACATTGATTGCTACTGCAATTGCCTGGCATACAGTTGTGATGACAACTCTAATTGCAGAAAAAGCAATATTAATTCCAACCTGCAATCCAACCGCAACTGCACCAAACCCCTTAAGTGCACCTGATACCAGATCCATAAAACCGATCTGCTCGATACTTCCGTCACCAATGTCAGACGTTAGATCACTCCAAATACCACTAATCGTAGAGAAAATATCCTGAGCAATATCTACTAAACTTTCAAAAATCGTGATAATGGCTGTTACAGAACCATCAATACCGTCTCGTGAACGCACAGCAAAATCTAGAAAGTCATTAGCCAATTGAGTGAGAAACGGCGCTGCTTGAGCGGCCATGCGAGTGAATACACCCTGCATGGTTGACTGTATAGTACCTAAAGCTGTATTGAATTCTTTAGTTTTAGCAATTGCATCCTGATCCATGATTACACCAAGATCATGGGCTTGCTTTGCATATTCTTTTAATTTTTCAGCATTGTTATCAAGCAACGGGGCAAGCAGAGTTGCGTCATTTGCAATCGCTTCCATATAAAAGGTCATTTCAGCTTGCGAAACATTGGCTTTTTTAAGTGTGTCGTAATATTTTCCTAAAATCTGTGGGCCAGAAAGCCCTTGAAATTCTTTTGCAGTCACACCAACCTTAGGTGCAATCTTCTCGAAGAAATCTTTCATTTCTCCGCCACCCGTCTGCATGAAATCACCGAACTTATCGTTCACGTCTTTCATAATGTCAGAGAGCTTATCCTGTTCTACACTTACACTTTTTGATGCAAAAGCCCATTCTTGAAATTCGGTTGTGGTTGCATTGGCCAGACGAGCCTGATTTTCAATTTGCTTTGCTGTCTCACCAACTTTAGTTACCAGCTCAGGCAATGCTGATATACCCTCAGCAACACCTCTCGCAATTTCTTCACCAATTCCTAGAAAAAATCCGCCACGTACAAGGGATAGGCTGCTGGTTAATGACTTGGATAAATTGTCGCCTACATTGCGAGCTTTACGCTGTATATCACTTGCAAAGTTATCGAATTGAGACTTCACGCCAGAAAAATCAAAAGTAAACTTCATATTTTTTGTGGAAGTTTCGATTTTTTTGGTTGAGTTATCTACAATTCTCTCGGCATCATTCATTCCAGATTTAAGCTCTGAGGTCTTAGCACTGACATGAACTTCAATTTTGTTATTTGCCATTTCACTTTTCCTCAGGCATAAAAAAACCACCCGAATG